GAAATCACCGCCGTTGTGAAGGTGCAGCCATGAGCATGGAAATGAAGCTGGAGGGTTTCAGCGAATTGGAAGATGCGCTGGATGAGCTGAGCAAATCAGCGGGCCGGGGGGTGTTGCGCCGGTCCCTGATGAAGGCGGCAGAGCCGATGGCGGACTTGATGCGCAGTGGTGCGCCGCACGGTGAGGGCGATCTGGAAGAAAGCATTGCGGTCAGCAGCAAGCTGTCAAAACGGCAGGCGGCGGCGCATCGCGCGATGTTCCGAGATCAGCGGGCTGCGGTGGAAATGTTTGTGGGTGCCGGCGCCTTACCGCAGGCAACCCAGTCAGAATTTGGCAATGAGCATCAGGCGCCACAGCCCTTTGCGCGGCCAGCCTGGGATCAGGATCAGCAGGCGCTGCTGGACCGGCTTGGCGGTCATCTCTGGGCTGAATTTGAAAAGTCACTGGCCCGCGCGCAGCGCAAGGCCGCGAAAGGATAGCCCATGCAAGGAGCTTTGCGGGCGGTGCTGCGGGGGATGCCTGCGGTTGCCGCTCTATGTGCGGAACGGGTGGACTGGGGCAAGCGGCCTGCGAAAGATCCCTATCCGGGCATTTGCCTGCATCTGATTGGCGATCGCGAAGGCTTTACCCTGCGCGGCGCGGATGGGCTGTCACGGGGGCGGGTGCAGATTGACTGCTACGCTGAAGACTATACCGGCGCTGCCGATCTGGCTGAAGCAGTGCGCCTTGGCCTGAACGGCTACCGGCAGGGCGGCTTTCGGGGGGTGTTCCTGGAAAGCCTGCGCGACAACACAGAACGCGGATCAAACGAGCCTGACCGGGCCGCCCGCGTTTCAATGGATTTTTTGGTGAACTGGAGAGAAAGCAATGCCTGAGGTAGATGCAGATATCGGATTTAATTCCACATTTGGGATGGCGGATGTTGAGGCGGGACCGTTCCCGGCAATCGCTGGGGTGGTCAGCATTACCCCGCCCAGCAAGTCGCGCGATGCGATCGACAAAACACACCTGAAAAGCCCTGAACGTTACAAGGAATTCATCGCCGGGATGAAGGACGGGAGCGAGGCCAAGATCGGCCTGAACTTTGCGCCCTCAGTCGCAGCCACCCTGGATGCCGCCTTTGAGGCTGGGATGAAGTGGTGCCAGATCACCTTCCCGGATGAAACCACCACGCTCACTTTCAACGCGGTGATCACCGGGCTGGAATTTGGCGAACTGACCAATGACAAGATGACGGCAACGCTGACGGTGAAACCCAGCGGCAAGCCAGTTCTGGCGGTGGCATGATGGCCAATCGTTTCATTGGTGAGACCACTGCCCGGGCGGATGGTAAGAACTGGACCCTGCGCTGCGACTTCAACGCGATGGCCGCGTTTGAAGAGGCAACCGGCAAGGATGCCATGACAGCTTTTGAGGCGGCGGAGCAGGGCGATGTCTCTGTACTTGATCTGCGGCACCTGGTGCGCGCCTGTCTGCTGCGCCACCATCCCGACGCCACATTGTGCGATGCGGGCGATGTGCTGAGCCATGATCTGGGCGTGGTGCAGCGGCTGATTGAGGGGGCAATGCCCACGAGCGGCGAGGCCGCAGAGTTGGGAAACGGCCAGCGGGTGACAGCTCCGGTGACGGCGCCGGGCTGAACTACATCAAAATGTTAGAAGCCTATGTGGCCGCTGGGTTCCCGGATCCGGCGGCTTTCTGGTCTCTGACGCCGCGCCTGTACCTGGCCCTGATGAAGGGGGCGGCGCAGCGCTTGGAGCGCGAGCACAAGGACCGCGCCTGGCAGGTCTGGCATGTTGCGGCGCTGAGCCGGATCGATGCGCTGCCAACGTTCTCTGAATTTGTGGCGGCTGGCCCTGTTGAACCTCAATCGCCTGAGAACCTGCAGGCGATGTGCGAACTATTAGCCCAAGCCTGGGGCGCAAAGGAAACCTGATGGGAAAATCTGTTATTGGCGCGCTGCGGGTCAATCTGGGGCTGAACAGCGCCAAGTTTGAACGTGGCGCCAAGCGGGTGAAATCACCCCTGGCCGCGATGAAAAAGCAATTCCTCGCAGTGGCGGCGGTGGCTGCTGCTGCGGGTGGTGCCATCACGGCCATGGCCTTGGCGGGGGCGCAGGATCTGGACCGGGCGGCAAAGTCTGCCCGGCGCCTGGGGGCATCGATCGGCGGCTTTCGGGCTTTGGAACTGGCGGCTGGCGAGGCGGGCGTAAGTCTGTCGAGCATGACCAATGACATCCAGACCATTGATCGCGAGATTGCCTCGATCGGGAAATCCGGCAATGCGCAGCGCGCATTGGATGCATTGGGGATTTCGGCTGGGCAGCTCTCTGGTGCGGATGCCGATGAGAAGCTGGCGCTTATTGCCGATCGAGTGCAGGCCCTGGGGCTGACTACCGGCGAGACCTCTTCCGTTCTGCGTGACCTTGGAGTGCGCAATCGGGAAATGGTTCTGCTGATGCTGAACGGCGGGGAGGCCATTCGCGCCGCGCGGCGAGATATTGAAGACTATGGGCTTGCGGTCAGTTCGGTTGATGCGGGCAAAATTGAGCAGGCCAATGATCGCATCGCGCGGCTGGGGCTGGTGACGCAATACCTGGGCCAGCGCCTGGCGCTGGAGGTGGTGCCTGCCCTGGGGCAGATGGCGCAGGGGATCACCAACAGTCTGCGCGCCGGTGGGGCGCTGCGGGGTGTTCTGGATGGGCTGGCCTCCAATGTGCAGCGGCTGACCACCTATTTGGCGGTGGCTGTTACCGGCTTTGGGGTGCGCTATGTGGCGGCCTTGGTTGCGGCGAAGCTAGCAACGGCCACGCTGTCTGGGGCGCTGGTGTTCCTGCGCGGCGCCTTGATCCGTACTGGCATTGGCGCTTTGATCGTTATTGCAGGGGAGTTGGTCTATCAGTTCTCGCGGTTGGTGGCTGGGGCAGGTGGTTTTGGCGAGGCCTTGTCCTTACTGAAGGCGGTGGCGGCTGAGGTTTGGGACCGGATGCGGCTTGGGGCTTCCTCTTTGGGGGCATCATTGAACGCGACATGGGACAGGATCAAAGGCGGTTTCTTCTCAATGTTGGCGGCGTTGCAAGAGCGCTGGTCAATCTTTCTGCGTAACCTTGCTGGATCGATCAATGGTGTCCCTGGCATGGATGCGTTGACGCTGAAGCTGCATGGCGCATCTGTCGAGGCGCGATCGGGATCTTATGAGACCAGCGGTCTTGCGGAGGCTTACTCTGGGGCGGCGGATGCTGGAGTCGCGCGGGCGGCTGCTCTGGCAAAGGCAGCAGATGCGCCGCTGAAAAGCATTGAAGCGCTGCGGGCTGCTTTGAAGGGAACCACAGAGGAAACAGAGGACGGCACCACGGCAGCCAATCGCCTTGGGGATGCTCTGGGCAATCTTGGTGGCGGTGGCGCTGGTGGTGTTAGACGCGCCAAGGAAGAGACGAAAGAACTCTCTGAGGGCCTGCAGTCGGTGAAATCTTCGGCAAAGTCTGCCTTTGCCGGGTTGGTAACCGGGGCCAAGAGCGCGAAGGAGGCATTGGCAGATATGCTTTCCAGCGTGGCGACGGCTCTGGCGAACAGCGCGTTTAATTCCCTGTTCGGAAATTCCTTTGACGGGCTTTCTGGGATTCTTGGCTTTGCAAATGGCACTCTGTCTGCGCCGGGTGGACTGGCTCTGGTCGGGGAGCGGGGGCCGGAACTGGTAAACCTGCCGCGTGGTGCGCAGGTGAATACGGCCCAGGCCACCAGATCGATGTTGGGGGCAGCTCAGAACTCTTTGCATGTGAGTGTCGGCGTTGATGACAGCGGCTATCTGGTGCCGCTGATCCAGCAGGTGAGCGGCAATGTCTCGGCGCAACACGTCTCGGCGGGCATGGCGATGCAGGACCGCAAGACCTCCAGCAATCTGGCAACCCATCTGGCGAGGAACGGCTGATGCAGCGCCCTATTGTGACCCTGCCTGCGGCGTTCCTGGAATTCCTGCAGGTGGATTGGGATATCGACTGGCGTGGCCAGGGCCTGGGTGAGACCACGGGCGGCGGCTCGGCCACTGTGTTTAACAGGTTCCCCCGCTGGGTCGGGTCGCCATCGGTGTTCCTGGCGGGTGAGGCTCTGGCGCAGTGGCGGGCAATACGTGCCACGGCGCAGGGCCGGGTGGGGATCTACCGCGTGCCCATGGTGGATACGATCGGGTTTGATGCGCCGCCTGATATGGATCTTTCTTTTGCGGATGGATCCAGCTTTGCCTCTGGTACGGGCTTTGCAGCTGA